TTAGCAATCTAGGAACACATCGGAGTTATCCTCTGTGTACAATGGAATACTACGTTCAATACATTTCACATTCTTATTATTGATAACACGATCTACTACAAAATAGATTGTGTCTTGTTCGCCCTCTGCCACGCTTTCTACATATCGATATTTACCATTTGTGATAAAGTGCGACCATCCATACACCTTTTGTTCAGGTATGTAGGTTAAGCAATTCAACTGTCCATCATCTCGAACGTAGTAAATAATACTGTCTGGGTCTTGTGCATAAGCACTTGTTACCGCCACATGACCTTTAACCAAAGTTTTAACAAACAATGTTAAGTCTTGCCCTGTGTAGTTGTCGCTCTCATAAGAGTAACCCATATCACGAACAGTACCGCCACGCTCTTGAACGAATACGCATCTATTACCGATGAATTGTGGTTCACATTTTAATGCACCACGTTGCGTTTGTGTTTTAAGGTAACAGTTAGTAGGTGTAATAGTCTTACTCCCATCGACTATCCATTCATTACCGCTTGTTAGTACGATTAAGTCATTAGCTGGTACTAGATGCCTAATCTCGTACATTTTGCGGTTGATTACTGGTAATGTGATTGCGCTATCATCTGTGATAGTACCGCCTACTTTTTCAACCCCAAAGTTAGGGTAATCACCAGTTCTACTAAACCAGATGAAGTTAGGCTTACTATCAGTAGCAGCCACTACAAATCGGTCTTGATAGAATGTACATAATTTCGGATAACCTCTACCTTTATTCCAACTACCTAATTTCCATTGATAGCTAGGCTCACCCTCTTTGATGCCGTTAAGAATATTAACTTTTGCATTCTTAGTATCAGTTACGCTTTTAATCTCAACGATACCATATTGAGTAAATGGCATAATAGATAAGTCGCAATTAACAGAACCACTCTTAATATCTGATGCATATTTAAGCCTTGCACCAGTTTCTATCTTACCTGTATCAGTTACGTTGTAGTCGTTCTTGGATGTATACGTTCTGTAATCTTTCCATGTTTGACCATCATTGTTAGAAATCTGTAACTTGACTGTACCCTCCCATGTACCATGTGTAGTGAATTTCCATGATAACTCGGTATCAGTACTAAATGCTCCAACATTATAATTGATATTGTTGTATGTCTTTTCGATAGTTGGTGCGCTAACAATACCATGTCTTACTTTTTTCTCTACAACTTCGCCAGCTGATTTAGTATGTACTGCCTCAACATAATAAGCAATCTGAATTACACTACCTACCATATCAGATGTAAAGAGATCTTTAGTCGATGTAATCGTATCACCGCTAACAGTCAATGTATGACCATTATCGGTATTAATATCATCATAAGGCTGTTCAGTTAGCTTGTATGCACTCATTCGCCAGTCTGTATCACTATATCGTGATAGCGTTTGAATAGGGTACTTTCCACTACAGATGAACATTACATCGCCACTTTGGATGCAGTTTAATTCGCTTACAATGTCCGCCTCAAATGGTGTTTCTACTTCAACATTTGTATATACACCATTTCTCCATACCCTAACGTATCTTTCACCAAATTCAAGCATGAATGATTGGTTCTTATTGGTAGTAAACTCAAACAGTCTAACAGGCTTATCATGGTGTTTAGCATAACCGATAAACTGTGAACCTTGCCTACGTGCCACCGCTCCATAAGGTCTAATTACCGCATTTTCAGCAAGCAATAATGCACTTTTATATTGTTCAAGGTCAAATCGACTAGATACATCTGGCGATACTTCACCAGTAGTAAATGCTACTTGTCCGATAAACATAGGTTGCATATCACCAACTCCTTGCTTTCAGATAATTAGACACGTAAGGCATATCAAGTCTGCGTTCTTTTGCGCTCATAGATTTTGCCTCTTGTAATGCTGCTTGATATAGCTTGTACGCTTGGTCAAACAAACCACTATTGCCAGTTAATGGCATAGCTAAGTCAGATGCCATCTTGCACACTAACGCTTTAACGAATATAGGGTTCATTACATCTGCATCGGTTACATCGTACACATAATCAATGTGCATGAGTGGCACATCAGATACGATGTACTTTGTATTGTTATCAGTTAAATAAACATCATATTCACGTTGCTTTTCCGCTCGGTATCGTTCACCCTGTGGAATTACCGCAAGGATGCGAACGCACTTTTCAGGGTATGCATACACATAACCCCAGCCATCAATCTTATGTTCTGACAATACCGCTCGTTCACGCTTACGTGCAAAGTTCCATTCAAACTGTTCTAACAATACTCTACGTGTTAGATCATAATGCAATCTGCATTGTCTAGCAGGTTCTGTTTCTTCCGTCATAGAACGGATGCGACCTGCATTGATAAGCGATAACGCTTGATTGCAAATATCAGTAGGTGTCATTTGCTCCACCTTTCTATAAAAAAAGAGGGGGCAAAATACCCCCTCGTTCAATTATTCAGCAGTTTCTTCCGCTTTTTTACCTTTGGTTTTCGCCTTTGGCTTTTCTTCTGTAGGTTCTACAGTTTCTTCTGTAGGTTCTACAGTTTCTTCTGTAGGTTCTACAGTTTCTTCTGTAAGTTCTACTTCTGCGACTTCTTCTGCACCAACAGTTTCAAACAAATCTTTGAAGTAGCCTTTATCGTATTCTGCTACTTCATCTTTTGTAAATTCAACTGTTGCGCCCTCTTCAATTAAACCCTTTGTATTGTGATACAAAGTTACTTTTGCAATATACAACATATTAGCCACCTTATTTAATATTAATGCCACTTGTTAAGAATGCGGAGATAGTACCGCCAGTCATATTGTTTGCGTTAATGCGGATGTATTTTTTACCGCCATTAGCTAAACGCACTTTATATTCTGTGCCAGCTGGTGCATTAGCTACCATTGTAATGCCATGCAACAATACCGCATTAGCCATGTTATCTGTATCAGATGTGTACACGTTAAACAATGGTGTGCCAGTAACTGTTTTATCAACACGAATTACAAGGAATAAGTTAGGGTCTGCATCGCCACCATTACCATTCATCACTACATCGGAGTTAGTGTTTGTTGTAATGTCTTTTTTGAAAAAGAATGTATTTTGAGTATCAATAATCATATATATTTATCCCCCTATTAATTAAGCAGTAACTCGTGCTTCTGTGGAAAGTAATGCATCGATTTTACGTACTGGAATACCATTAGCACGTGTAACCATTTTGCCCATTTCCATATCTTCTGTGATTGTAGAACCATGTACTTTGTTCTTTTGCAAACGTAAGAAAGTACGCAATTCTTGGTTCATGTACCATACTGGACGGCAGCCTGTAAGAGATTGCATTCGTTCTTCTGCACGGATCATCAAGTTAATCAAGTTAGGACCTGCGGAAATATCTTCCTTAATTGCTTTCATATCGATGTTTGCGATACGTACTACATAGCGCCAATCACGAACGCACAAACCAATATTTTGTTCAAAGTGAGTTCGATATGCCTCAAATAAAGAGCCATCAGTCTTAGTGATTGTTGTTTTACCTTTGTCTTCTTGTTGTAAGCCAGCCTCTGTACCACGTGGATAGATACCATGTACAGTAAGTGGACCCCAACCTACAAGCCACATAGATGCAAGGTTTGCAGTACCGCCAGCATCGATAATGTTTTTAGCACTATCAGCTTTCTTAGGGTCTAATGTATTGAAACGTGCGGATAAACCAACAAATTTTTCAGGTGTAGTTTCATCACCATAGAAAATAGTACGTGCGATTTCTTGACCCATAGCCTCAACGAATGCAGCATCTTCTGTAGCACGGAACGCTACAGGGTCATTAGACAATTTAACCAACTTAGCATCTACTTCAGAGTAAGCCTCTAACATACCGCAAGTATCTGTGATTTGTTTTGTAGTAGATTTGCTAGGTTGTACACCACCATAAAGCATTCGCCATGTAGCTTCAGGTAAACCAGTGCGTACAGTTGTTTTGTTGGATGTACCATCATTACATTCAACCATCGTCATATCCTGAATAATCTCGTTGGTTTGATTTAATTGTTCGATGATTTGTGCGATTTTACCATTAGGATCCATACGCTTTTGCAAATCAAGTAAAGTAAGGTTTTGTGTTCCGATTGTCGCCATAGTTTATTTTTCTCCTTTATTCAAACATGCTCGGATATAAATTGCGTCTGATTGCATCCTCTGATTGAGTGTTGCCAGTTGGTTGACCGCCGCCTGCGTTATTATCTTCTGCCCCCATATCAGCGATTTTTTCAAACATTTGGATAACTTCAATACGATTACCTAAGCCGTTTTCAGCTAAGATTTCACGAATGTTAGGAATTGTTTTTTCGATTAACTCCATACCAGCCGCTGCCTTTTGTACAGTTGCATCGTATTTATTTCCTAACACTTCCTCAGCGTGTTTCTTATAACCCTCATACTGTTCAATCAAAGCCTCTTGCCTTTTCTCTTCATAAGCAGTTACAAGGTCGGTAGCGTACTTATTACCAAACTTAGCCATCTCGACTGCTTGGTCTTGTGTAGCACCTACGCTATTGAGTAACTTAGAAAAGTCAGCTGCGATTGTTTGGTCTACTTCGCCACTATCAAAGGCTTGTGTAAAGTCATATACAGTAGGTTCTGCAGGTGGTTCTTGGTTGCTGCTTGTGTCAGCACTACCACCGCCTAAGATTGTGTCTTGGTTATTCGTGTTAGCATCCGTAGTAGGTGTACTACTATCTGCACTCGTTGTGTTATCATTCGTGCCTTGCGTTAAATCTTCTGCCATAGTCATTCACCTTTTTCCTCTAAATCTTTAAATAGTTTTTGTTGATTGATATATTCCAGTTGTGCTTGATGGTATTTGAGTACACCCTCAACACCATCACCGATAGCACCAAGCATTTGCATATACTTTAGACCTACACTTCTTTTACCCTCATTGAAAAAGGTTTCTGAATTGCCAGTAAACGAACGCTTTAGAATGTCCGTATTGTCTAAAAGCCTACAAAAAAACCACCTACCAAGTTCAGTACTTAGTACGTGGTTAAGTGCATCAATATCACGATCACGAA